TATAATATGTTACATTTGATGTTATGACTTCCTGGAATCCAAGGGTAACGTGAGCGGCTGCGGTATGGTCCGTCAGGGTATTGGCTAGCGTGTTTGGATGAGATAAATGCTTGGCAGCCACGTAGTTTGCTGTTGCGTCATGATCTACATCACCACTGGCATCAAAAAGCCCCAGCGCAGTATGCGCGGCAAGATTGTGATCAGAGAGAACATTTGCGATACTGTTGGGCAATGAAACATGCTCTGCTGCAACAAAGTCACTAAACCCATCGTGAAAGGCGCCGCCCGCCATTGCCGCACCGGCGGCGGTCACATTGCCTGCATCGGTAACATCGGCGCCGGCCTCAACTCCATCTAGCTTTGCCCCATCAGCCGAAAGATCACGTCCATCAATTGTAATGCCACCACCAACAGATAAATTACCGGCCAAGGCCCTTGTGCCATCTGCGCGAAGGTATTGCGTATGATCGTCATCGGCTAAACCCCCCACGGAACCGTGATCTATGTCGCCATCATTAACCATCGAGGCATCTACTTGCCCGCCCACATCTAACTTGATTGGTTTGCCTGCATCTGATGCGCCAGTGCTCACGTCGATGTGTTCTGTTTCTGTAAAATAACGACCATCTAGCTGACCGGCGTTTAATTCAGTTTCCGTGTAGTACCTGGCGTCTCCACGAGTGTCGTTATGGTATTGTGTATGGTCATCATCAGTTAACCCACCAATTGAACCATGATCCACATCGCCGTCGTTGATCATTGTGGCATCAACTTGGCCACCGGCATCCAAGACGATAGGTTTCCCGGCATCGGATACGCCCGTGCTAACGTTGATATGTTCGTTTTCTCGATAATATCGCGCATCTCCACGGGTGTCATTATGATACTGCGTGTGGTCATCATCAGTTAACCCTGTAGTGGACCCGTGATCTATGTCACCATCATTAATCATCGTGGCATCTACGTGTCCCCCAGCATCCAACTTAATCGGCTTACCTGCATCTGATGCACCAGCGCTCACGTTGAGGTGTTCATTTTCCCTGAAATACCGATTGTCCAACTGTCCCGCATTCAGTTCAGTTTCTGTGTAGTACCTGGCATCTCCGCGAGCATCATTATGATATTGAATATGATCGTCATCACCTCGCCCTGTAGTAAGCCCGTGATCTATATCGCCATCATTAATCATCGTGGCATCTACGTGTCCCCCCGAGTCTAACTTAATTGGCTTGCCTGCATCTGTTGCACCAGCGCTCACGTTGAGGTGTTCATTTTCCCTGAAATACCGATTGTCCAACTGTCCCGCATTCAGTTCAGTTTCTGTGTAGTACCTGGCATCTCCGCGAGTGTCGTTATGGTATTGGGTATGATCGTCATCAGTCAGACCACCCCATGCGCCGTGATCTATTGCCGATTTGTTTACCCAGACCGGCTGGCTGCCAACGGCCACACCAACTAAAAGCTGCCCGGAGGCGCCGGCCACGAGGACATCGGTATAAAAGGTAAGCTCCTGAAATGCTTTGCGCACTTCAGTTTTGCATTCAGGGTGTGGTATGCGCTTTGGCATTATCCAATCCTCCGCTTGCCACCCTCGGCCACAATGGCTGCAAGTTGCTCAACGGCCCACCGACGCGCACTATTTGTTAGCTTCAGCATAAAAGCCTGGCCCCGCCCGGCCGGATGTACAGTTCCGTTAACACCGGCCGCCCAGGTGCCGGTTGAAATAGCAGTCGCGGTGGCTGTTGCCTCGAAGGTCAATGCTGGCCTTACCTCCCAGGTTACGTTCCCGCTATTCTCTGCCATTACGGCATCAATAGAAACAAGAGTCCCAACCATGGCGTCAGGGGCCAGCGGAATTGGTCCAATTAAAACATAACTCGTATAAGCTGTTCCGCTATCGCTCTCGGCAGTCGAAGAAAATCGTCGCAACACTCCATCCCGCCCCCCAAGGATTACCCCCGTGTCTTCGATTGCAGTTGTCTGCAAGCAGCAGACCGCAGTGGGTTCGTGATTAGCAGAAATTGTCATAGGCCAAAAAGTCTTGCTCTCCCATTCCAGCCACCAGTGAATCTGAGCATTTGAACTAGCTTGTGTAAGATAAATATGTACCCCTCTGTCTTTGACGTCATACTCCAATAATGCCGTGACTGTATTCGGATCGAAATTCAGGAATTCCATTGGCAGGACTTCCCGAGAAATCGAGATCGGCACAGTGTCTCCCCCGGGGGGTAATATGTAAATGCCGTCCAGAGACAAAAAGATCAATTCACCAGCAGGGCCCCTTGCCCAAGCGTTTTGTCCAACAATCCCAATTGTATGACTCAATGAATCAAGTCTTCCTTCATAGGCCGGATCGCCGCGCAATCGCCAAAGAGAATTCCGACAACCAATGATCAGGTAATCATCGTTGTGTGACACAAGTGCAGTTATCGCTTGCCCTGGCACTCCGGCCGCACTGGCGCTTCCGGCAACCGCTCGCTGGCTATCGGATTGCGAATAATCCCAATCAAGTTCGTTGCCTTGCCTGGAGGCGTACCAGACCTGCGGTGCTATTTCGGCACCGGCCAGAAAAAGTCTGTCGAGATGCCGACAAATTAACGGGTTCCCTGTGGGCACTTGTCCCTTTCCGGTCGTCGCGGTCCAGAGCGAGAGGGTATTGGCAATTGGATTATAAATCTTCGGCGCTCGTTCGATCCTAAATGTACACGTTCCATTGCCTGGTGCCGATCCTAAGTGAATATGTATGGCTTCCACGGACGCAATGGTATAAGTACCAGCAACACACGCGCCCGTGACATTGCTAAGAACAGCTACATCTGTATTTATATTAATGCCGCAAGTGGTCCAGTCTGGATAAGATGCAGAATCAAGTTCAGTTCCGCTTGTCGTACCATTGGCGGCCGTCGCCCTTACATTCCCATAATCAGCAATATACAATTTTTGGCCACTTTGCGCCGCTGTCAAAGGCACATCGTCGCGTACATTTAAGCTAGATGATAGTTGTGTCATGCGACCGTATCGCGTTTCCTTCCAGATATTACCATTAGCAGAGGCAACTAACACAGTGCGCAATGACGTAACTGTTCCTGTAGAATAATATTGACAGCGAAAAACACTGGCCAATGCGAGGCCGCCTTCCACTGTGCATTCCATGCCGCATCCTGTGCGAAGCCCAGTATGGGCAGGTATGGCTTGACTGATAAGCTGCACCCCATTCCAGAATACAACAACTGTATTGCTAGTGACCTGAGCAATTAACCAACCGGGCTGTGCTGAACCAAGGGTGCCGCTCGCCAAATTATAGCTGACTGGGATGCCGCTTACATAAGATGTCAAAGTGCCGCTGTAGGCGCCAGTCGAACCAGTCATTATCAGTTCGATTTGCACCCCTTCTGTTGTTACGTTTGGCGCAGTATTGTTCATTCGCAAGAACAAACGATACTTCCCGTGATAAGCACCATTCCAGGGGACAAGGAACGTTTCGACAGTATAGACTTGCGTGTTGTCGATTGGCAGAGCGTCCCGAACAATGGCGCCGTTGCCTACAGAATAATCGACTGAAATCATTGCAGACGGCAAGATAGTTGGCACGTTACTTGCCCATGCCGCCTGTGCCCACACGCTCGCCAGGGACGTGCCAGGGAAGGTGTCGGACCATGCCGTAAATCTATCCCCTGGCGCCAAGATCATCGGAGAAAGAAGGCGCACGCTGGAACCCAGATCATCTTGATGCGAGGGCACGAGCCCTGGGCGGCTTCCGCCACGCTCTCGATTTTCTAGCGTACCAACAGGGCGGACATTCCTTGCGTCCGGGGTAGTGTATGGCCTCTGCTGCCTATAAGCTCGCTTCCTGTCTAGGCCCCCAAGCGGAAAGCCTATCTGAATCTGGCGTCTTCGTGCCATATTTCGTCTCAATATGAAAACCGGCGGTTGAGCTGCCCCGCAGGCCCAACCGCCGGGTAAATGAACAGGACTAGCTCAGTTAATTATGCCTTACACTCGGCATGGCATACAAACCTGAATGCCATTGATCTGAGCGTATCCAGGCGTGCCGCCGCCGCCGTCATCGCTCTCGGCAGATATCTCAAAATGCAAGACGGACCCGGCGGCGATTTCATCTCCAGCCACATCATGATCAATTGTAAAGTCCTCATTGGTTTCGGCGACTACAGCCTTAACGTCAATTGGATCAGTCAAGCATAGATCGGTAGCGTCAAGCCCGCCAGACTTGATATGCTTGCAGACCACATCCAAAAGGCTTTCGGAATTCCTGGCTGCACTAAAGAGGAACTTAATTCGCAAGACCAGATCACCATCGCCAATATTTTGAGGAACCACAAAATCAAATGCACATTTCTCCGTAACAGCATCGCCGTTCGTGGTGGTGCCTCTGACAGGACTTCCGGCCGTATCACCTAAGCCGAGATCGGTGCCATTACCAGCATCAAGAAGCGCGTCCTTGCAATTCGCACTCCTGCGAAGATCGGTTAGAGCAATCGTATGCGTAGCCGTTTCAGTCGCTAACTTTGCAGCAGTAATGGCACTGTTAGCAATAGTCAGCGCTCCGCCGGATGCAAGAGTAGCGTCGCCGCTAACAGAGCACTCAGCGTAACTTGACGCATTGGCAATGAGAATCGCTCCGCTTGTGTAAGCTGTTGCGCCAACATCGTCAAGGTCCGCCAATCCGTAGGTGTTCGCTTCCTGAGAATACCACGTTGTTACATCATATGCGACCAAATACAGGACCCTATACGGATCAACAGTAAGCGCAGTATTGGGAGCAATGGCATCAATTGCATCGTCAGTAGCCGGCCAAACCTTTAGGATCGCATTTGCATTATTCTTTATAATGCAAAAACCTCCGGCGGCGGCAGATGGCAGCCTAACTCCCTTGGTGCCGTTGGCGTCGGTTAC